CAGCAAATAATTATAATCCTCTTGCTACTCTATCCGATGGTTCATGTACTTACACATCCGGTTGTACAGATTCAACAGCTTGTAATTATAACCCAGATGCTACTATTTCTACTGATACATGTACATACCCAGCACAGTATGAAGACTGCGATGGTAATTGTATTAATGATTCAGACGGTGATGGTATTTGTGATGAAGTTGAAGTTTCTGGTTGTACAATTTCTAGTGCAAATAGTGGAACTACGAATCTAGCAAATGCTTTAAATATAGCCAACGGAGCTACTGACGTTATAAGAGTCGGAAACTATAATCCAAATGCAACAGATAATAATGGTTCGTGTGCTATAACTTATATAGGGTGTTTTAATGAAGAATCTTTTAATTACGACCAATACTCTCCTTTGATAGATGCTATTTCACCAGGAGGTGTTTTGTATTTGTCTAATGTTTCACAAGAAATATCAAATGATGATTCTATGTGCGATTTTACACCACCACAATCTTGGCCAGAAGGTGAAGACCCACCACACGTCAATCTTAAAGCCCGAAGGTATAAGAGTGGTCAAGATTACCCATCAACTCCAATTTTCACATCATCTGACCCTCCACTTGGTGGCTGGACTACAGACCAAGATATAGGGTTAACTAGTGCTATAAAACTAAAACAGATTCATTTTGCAGGAGGACCTGGCAATCTATCTAATATCTATTGGAATGATTTTAATAGTAATTATTATGACCACAACAGTTTCATAAAAAGGATTATGATATACTCTCAAGGATACGTAGATGCTAATAATGCTTACTTTTATAACTCTGATTGGAGAGAAGAAGCCGAAGCGGCTAATGGAGCTTACCAATTGTACAGATTTGAATCTGCAAATGGGTGGACACACGGATATCTAAATCAATTTATAGATTTGTACTCTATGAAAATGGACCACGGTGGACCTATAAAATTGTATATACAATTAGGACCATTTCACTCCTCCTGTTGTTACCCTGACGAACCCGACTATGCTGCTTCTCCACAACAACCAGTAGAGGGTACACACTACAATACTGGACAAGCAGGTGCGGCAAACAACTATACAAATGATGACCCTTACTACTACAGAAAAGCTATTCTACGTTGGGAAGTGTCAGATATAAACTTTACAGGAAATTGTGTAAATTGTTATGACCCTATGAATGCTTCACAAGGAACCGAATTCGGGGATGAAGACATACCATTTAATGGTTGTAGAGATGCTTTAAATCTTGGAGATGCTTCTAACAACAATGAAGACCACTGGGAGTGTCCAGAAGGTATAGATGAATACCTCCAAGAAATAAGACAGCAATGGGATTTTGATGATGATGGATATCCCCCTGAAGAGGAAGATGATGAAACAGAAGCTGAAGACAATAGTGGTGCCGCTGGAGGAGGCCGATAAAAAATAAAGAGGATTAAAATGAAAGAAAGGTTATTTTTAAATAAAATAGAAGTTAAAAAGTCTAAAATAAGTGGATATGGACTTTTTGCAAAAAAGAATATAAAAGTAGGTGAAATTATAGAAGAGTGTCAATATGCTACTATCGAAGAACCAATTAAAGGAACTATAAGTATGTACCATTACAGTTGGCCCAAGTCGGAAGGACAACACCATTCAGACCCAGAAATGGACTTTTCACAAAGGACAATAGTTTTTGGATATGCTGCATATTACAACTGTGCTAAAACTTGGGATGAAAAAAATGTTGATTGGTATACAGACCATAATGACGATGTTTATGTATTTAAAGCAGTTAAAGATATAGAAAAAGATGAAGAACTTTGTATTTATTATGGAGATGTCTTTTGGGAAGATTTAAATAATAGTAAAGAAAAAGAAAAGTAATTAGATTATGTCAGACGGAACAGGAATAGCTTCAAATAGAATGGTAATGCAAACTGCTGGGATGAAATTTTATCCATCTGGCAGTAGTATTATTAGCAGTACATATAGGCCTAATCTGGTAAAAGCTGTAGCTAGAATATCTTGTTCACTAAACAATCCAGCAAACGAACCTCTTGCTTTGGAAAATCTTAGAATCCAAAAACCAGAAGGTGTTGGCCGATATATAGTAGGAAATCCTAATTTTGAAATACAAGCTAATGGTATTGGTGAAATGATTGTTGGCCATACAACTGCAAGTTTTGAAATTGGGACTAGACTTACTGGTAGTACCCAATACGATTTTGATTATACTTTAAGAAGGCCAAATGGTGGTGTTGGAGATTCTTTAATATGGGATGGTAATGTTTCTGGAGTAGACACTTTTGAAGTAGGCTTAAGTGGAGATAGAAGTACAGGCTTTTGGTTATTTGGCTTAGCAAAAAGTATAGTTTGCGGATATTACACTACAAGGTCATTTGGATATTTAACAAGTTCTAATGGGATAACTTCTAGGCCATACGATTTTACATCAACTTCTGAACCATCATTGTCTTTAGAAATTATTAGTAAGAGCTTTAATGGTTTTAAATATCCATCTGCTTCTACTGCACAAATACACTACATACCTATACCGATAAAATCTGGGGATACTTCTTATCATGTTGCTACCGCTTCTGTTGTAGCAGTAAATAATTCTGTATTCGGTCCAAATTCTAGAAATTTTATTTCTGCAAGTTGTGAACAGTATGATGAATTCCCTGAAGACCAACAATCACAAGTAATTAGAAAAGACCCATCTTTTTACCTACACGACCAATTAGGTGGAACTTCACAATTGGACACTAGGAAGTACGGAATAGGTTGGTTAGAAATAGGAGACCAGTATAATGCTTTTCAAGTTTTTGACCTTTCTAATGGAATAGGAGAATCGCAAATAGGGTCAACATTTATGATTGGAGATGGCTATCAAGACTTCCATGCAACAGGAATAAATAAAGGACCTGTATTTACTGCAGCAAGAGGAAACCTTGCACATTTAAGTCAGTCTTTAATTTCTGGTTCTGGAATAGCTGGTAGACCTTACTATCAAGGAGTTCCTCAACAATCACAAGCTGCAGCAGAATTTAAATTAGAAGCCCAAGGAAGTGATAGTTTTCTTATAACAGGTTCTAACGACGCTTCTATGTACTTTTCCGGTTCAGGTAAAATAGGAATTGGAACGAAAACTCCAAAAACAGCATTTGATGTTAAAGCAGATGATTTCAAAATTAGGTCAAAAGATGGAAAAAGAGAATTGAAATTTGACGGAGATGGTAGACTATCGACTAAACTTTTTGCATCTTCTTCAGATGAACAAGAACTTGGTGGAACAGTATTATTAACATATACACCGGGTACATTTGAAAGTGCTTCTCAAGCAAGTGTTGGTGATACAATCGGAACTATAATGTGGGTTGATGAATCACTAAATACAGTTGACAAATTCCAAGGTTCAGGTAGTGCAGCAAAAATTACGTCTACAGTTAGAGGAACATCACCATTAGGCGGCGGTGGAATTATAGGAGATTTAGAATTCAAATTAAACCTTGACTCTAGTACAAGTTCGTCTCTAGTTCCATTCTTAAGCATGGGTCCACACCTTGCACTAAACAATAACTTTGCAGTCCATTTTCCATACGCTGTTAGTATGAGTAGTAATCTACATGTACATGGATATATCAGTTCTAGCGATATTAGGGGTGTGACATCTGGAAAAGTAACAACTGTTGATACAGGAGATGATAATAATACATACTATCCAATACTTGCAGACAATGCAACTGGCGATTCACCATTTAATACTGATGCTGGATTAAATTATAATGCTCTAACAAACTACTTAAGTGTAGACTTTGTTGGAAGTGGTGATGGTTGGGTAAAAGGAACATTTTTTACAGGTAGTGAAGTGAGAGCAACTGGAGCAGCAGGTCACATAACAGCATCCGGAAATATGAGTGCAAGTGGTCTATTAGGAATTGAAACAACTCATATAACATCGTCAGGTAATGTAAGTTCAAGCGGTAATATAATTGGTAAAGACTTAACACTATCTGGGGATTTAACTGTAGGTGACGATTCGACTATTAATGGGAATCTAATAACATTTAGGCCTTTAGATGGTACTACTGCAGTACTAAGACTGATGGACGATACAAATGACTTTTTTACAGATTTCGAACAATCAGACCATCTTCACATAGACTGCTCACACCATTCAGCAATGAATTTTGGAATTTCTACTAATAAGCATGATGAGGGAGCTTCGCTAGCAACAACAGCAGCAACTATTCAATCACACATATTCCTTGATGGTCTTACTGGAGAAACTGTAATACATGGTCCTATCCTATTTGGAAATGACCATGAAGTTGCAAACGTAACAGCGTCAAACCATATAAGTGCAAGTGGAGACATAATTGCTAATAATGTAGGATGGCACGGTTCTAATAATAGGATAAAGATATTACCAAGAGATTTCCAGGCTGATGACGTTGGTAGACCAGTAATGTTCGAAGATGGCACAAGTAATGAGAGACACATGATTACTCACGGTTCAGCTAAAGCTTATGCTTCTGTTGAAATACCATCTGGATTTACAGCAACTCATGTTATGGTTTATGGTAGTGATACTGGACAGACTCATACTACTTACTTAGCGGATGTAACTTCTAAAGCTGTAACAGAAAAAGGCTCAGCTACTGCTCTAGGTACTGAAAAAGCTATAACGAATGTAACTAGCTCAACATTAAATTATCTACTTATAGAAGTATCATCAGATGGTTCTGACGACGAATTAACAGGTGGATACGTAACAATAATAAAAACATAAGGAAAAAATAATATGGCTTTAGGACGTAAAAATTCACCCGGAGATAGACACAAAATAACAAATGCATCTGAAGTAAGCGCAATATCATCTTCTTTTGCAGAAGGTAAACATGTAGAATTACAAGATTTTCCAGGAGAAGCAGCATTGTTATATCAATTACAAAAGATGGAAGAAGATATTGATGAAATAAGAAGATACATTACTAATGAAGCAACAGGTTCAGCAGTTACTTCAATAAAAAATGTTAATGCAGGTGATTTACCAACAAATTCAAAAGGATTATCATCGGGAACATTATTCAATGCTTCAGGAATAATAAGAATAGCGTAATAAAAACAATAAAATCGTAATAGAATGATATTTATATATGGCAGCAGGCGATAAGATAAGATGGGAAGATGCAGATTTTAAGTGGGAGAAAGCCCCTACTACTGGTACACCACCGTATACTTGGGATGATGTTAAAGTACTTGAAGAAATATCCATAAGTGGTGGTTTAGATGTTCAAGTTCTTCAACAGTTAGAAGAGAAGAAAAAGAAGAGACTAGTTCATTTGGTAATGAGGAGAAATGGTATTAAGATGTATGACGAAATGAAAGAAGTAAAAGATATAACTGCTCACGCTAAAGATATAGAAATACTAATAAAAGAGGTAAAGTCTAATGTACAAATTATACACTGATAAAACAGAAATTTTTGAATGTGATATTAAACTCTCCGGAGCTTCTATAAAGGATAGCAAAGCTAGACTAGTTATAGAATCGGAAGACCTTACTATACTATTTAGTGGAGAAATATCAGAATCAGGAAAATGCAAAGTACCTGTAAAAAAACTTAGAAATGTATTACAAGAAGATACAAAAGGAAAAATAAAGCTAGAAATAATAGCAGAAGATACTTACTTCGTTCCATGGGAATCTGACTTTTTAATAGAAACTTCTAAAAAAGTTACTGTAGAAGTAAAATCCCAAGAAGTAAAACCGGTTATAAAAGAATCTAAAAAAATGGTAGAAGTTTCGGGTATTAAAGAAATTACAATATCTGAAAGAGAACATGTTATAAACATACTAAAATTATTATTAAGAGAAAAAATTAATATTAAAAATCTTAGTATAAAAAGAAACCAATTAAATAATATAATAGCAGAGTATAAAAAAGAAAACCCAATAAAAGAAATACAAACTAAAAAAGTTGTAGATAAGGTTGTAAAAGTACTTGCTAAAAGAAAATAAGGGGTTGTAAATGGCTAATAATCTAACAGGCCAGAATATTCAAGATACCTATCAAAGGTTAATCCAACAAGGAAATGACGGGCAACTTTATGATGGGACTGGTAGTGCAGTTCCTTTAAAGTTCGATGGAGACAATGTAATAATTTCAGGGTCTCTAACTGCTATGACTTACGTAGTATCAGAAAGCGTAGTAGCAGTTTCTTCAGGTTCTACCATATTCGGAAACACTTTAGATGATATTCACCAAATGACTGGGAGCTTAGATGTACTAGGTCCTATAACAGCATCTAGTAATATAAGTGCAAGTGGTATTATCACCGATGAAATAACTGCTGGTAGCACTCCAGTAGGATTAACTATAACAGGAAATGTAACAGCTTCAGGAGATGTAAGTTCAAGTGGTGATGTATATGCAACTGATTTATATGTGGGTAATGAACAATTTACTGATGTAAGTGACGTACCTAATCAGTGGGGTATAGGTTTAAGTGGAGAAGGTTCATTAGACCTTAAAAATATAACAGGTTCAAATATTTTACTTGGAGGTGAATTAAAAGTCCAAACGGGAAATATAGTGACAACAGGAGCTCCAGGTCATATAACAGCCTCAGGTAATATAAGTGCAAGTGGTATTATCACCGATGAAATAACTGCTGGTAGCACTCCAGTAGGATTAACTATAACAGGAAATGTAACAGCTTCCAGTAATATAAGTGCAAGTGGTGATACTCACACTTTTGGGGGAAATCTTACTCTTATAAATGAAAATGACCCTCAACTTACAATACAAGATAGTTCAAATACAAACAAATTTACAATTAAAAACTCAACAGCAGTAACTACTATTAGCTTTGATGACCATTTATCACAAGATTTAGTATTTGATTCTAATGCAGACGATTACCATATAAGATTAGATGGGGGAACAGGAGGTACTACTTTTGGAGCTGCAGCTTCACATGATAAAAATTCAAAAGTATATATTGAGGGAGATTTAGAAACATCAACACATGTAACAGCCTCAGGCTGGATAACTGCTATGAGTGCAAGTTTTGATGGTGATGTAACAGCATCAGGTAATATAAGTTCAAGTGGTACGGTATATGCAAATAGATTTGGTAATAATCTTGAAATAATTGATAATAGCAATGTAACAACTCTTGCAATTGATTCTGCAGCTGGAGAAGGTAATAGTGGATTTAATTTAGCAATTGATGGCACAACAAAAATCGCAATAAGAAAGGATACATTTTCTACTCAATTTTCAGGCAATACAGAATTTGATAGCGCAATAACAGCCTCAGGAGAAATAAGTGCAAGTAGTGCTATAATCGGAGATGTAAGTTGTAGTGGTAACTTTGATGGGGGTGGACTTACTCTTTCTGCTCGGATTATTGGGATGGTTGATGATATTAGATTTAAAGATGAAGGTGCAGGCGTTACAAGAATAAAAACAAGAAATCATGGGATATCAGTAGAAAACCATCTTGGTTCAGTTTCGATGAGTCTGACTACAGGCCCACTATCATCATCACACGGTATCAAAGCTGCAGGTAATATAAGTTCAAGTCTTAGGTTAATAGGTGCTGAAGTATATACGAATAATCTTCTAGCACTTAGTACTTCTGGACTTCAAGGTAGAGTATTTGGTGCTGGTACTATAACTAGTATTCAAATAGGAAGAGATGGAACATCTAATAAAAATATAGAATTACTTGGCCCAGTTACAACATCAGGAGATATTAGCGGAAGTTCAACTGGAACTCTATCGATAGGAAATATTCAAGGGGCAGAAGGAGCTGGGGACCCATCCGGTAGTTTAACTCTATCCGGTAGTTTAACCCTTAGAGATAATGAAGCTATTCCAGCAGTTAGTGCAAGTACAGTATATAATCGCAATGGACATTTATATTATGCTGGTGGTGTATTGGGTGGATATCACTTAAGTGCAAGTGCAGATAATGTAGGTACTATAAAAATACTTTCAACAGGTTGGGAAAATAATGATGATTCAGGAACATATAATAGGGTTCTTTTTGAAGACGACTCTAATACTTATGGTTCAAAAATTTCAAATGTTCAACATGAACTTTATAAAGCTATAGATATTCCAGCTGGGTGGACAGCAACTAAATATATGGTTTATTGCTCACAAAATAGAACTACAGATTTTATTGTAGTAGATATGACAGATGGAAGCGGAACTACAGATGGTGCTTCAGCAACAGCAAATACTGAATGTACACTGAATGACCCTTATCTTTCAACATCATCAACTTATGTCCTAATCAAAGTTGAAACAACTGCAACAACAGACTTAGTTTTTGGAGGGTATATTACAGTAGAGCGGAGATAATATGCCAAGACAAACATTAGAATTTGCATCAGCGGTTTCAAACGACACATCTACAGACGCATCAAAGCTTGGCGCAATAGATGATGATGTCATGTTATTTCAAACTGTAGGTCACGAAGCTGTTATAGAAATTGACGATTTAGCGGGAAGTGTTGGTACAATTAATTGGGTACGTCACAAAGTAGTTTTTAGAGGAGTATCTGTTGCTGGAAAAGCAACTGTTACTGTTAAAGTTTTTATAACGGATGGTTCGGGTACAGAATACTATAATGAAACTCATGATGCTGCAGCTGCCATGAGAACAGAAAATGGTACAGAAAGAACAACCACAGATGGTTCAACTACATGGTCTGAAGGTTCTGTAAATGGTATACGTTTAAAAGTAGAGTATGAAGCAGAATCTACTACTAATGATATGATGGTCGATTATGTAGCATTAATAGTCGATTATGATGAAGCACCACCAGAAACTTATGACGCAACAGTAAAAAATGCACATTTTACTTCGGGGAATGTTTATTTGAAATCAGGAAACGTTTACATATAGTAAACTTAAACTAATTGATATTTATATAAGATGATAAAACTATTTGATATATTAACGGAAGGCGTATATGACCCAGGAATCTTCAAAGCAGTTTTTACTGCAGGTGGACCAGGAAGCGGTAAGTCTTACACTGCTTCAACACTATTTGGTATGCCAGAAAAAATGCCCTACGTCACAGCAGCTGGACTTAAAGGAGTCAATTCAGATTCTACTTTTGAAGCATATTTAGATAGAGCTAAAATGGATAAAAATTTAGAAAAGTTATCCAAAAGAGATTATGACTTAGCACAGGGAATGAGAGATAAAGCTAAGAGGGTAACTATTGCTAGAATGAATTCTTTTATAAATAGTAAGCTTGGACTATTAATAGATGGTACTGGAAAAAACTATGGAAAGATAGCCAAAATGAAAAAACGATTAGAATCAGAAGGTTATGATTGTTTTATGGTATTTGTTAATACTGATTTAGAAGTAGCCCTAGAAAGAAATGCAAAGAGAGACCGAGTAGTACCTGAGGATATTGTTAAATCAGCTTGGAAAGAAGTGAATAATAATTTAGGTAAATTTCAAGGTCTATTTGGTGCAAGCAATATGTTAGTAATAGATAATTCTACATACAAAGAATTTGCACCAAGAGTAAAAAAAGCAGCATCCAGTTTTACAAAAAAACCAATCCAAAATCATATTGCAAAGAAATGGATAAAACAAGAATTACAATTCAGAAGCCTTAAAGCCAAAGATGGGAAACGAAAATGAGTTTAGGAACCTGGTTAGCAGAACAGATATTAAAACCAAGCCCTAAAAAACGCATTAGTAAAATTGATGATTTTTTAGTTTCTAGAAATGTATCTAAAGTTATAAAGGAAGCTTCTAAAAATTCAACATCTTCTTTAGGCGATGTAGATGATGGACCAACAGGGTTTCACTTATCTTACAAAAAGTACAAAGAAACTACTGGTGGTAAAGATTCTGTAACTACTAGATTAGGTATGAAAGTTTTAGATTATCTTGTTAATGGAGATGGAGACTTTTCTTATACCAATACTAATATGCCTTCTTACTATCCAGCAGGCGTACCAGGAAAAAATACTGCTACAAATAAAGATTATAAAGAAACTGTAGCTTATAGAAAGTGGGTAAAGAGAATAAAACCTATAGCAACTTCTGTAGGTATGGAATTCTTAGATTTCTTAGATAAAAAAGAAATACCATCTAAATCACCAGAAGGAATAAAAATAAAAGAACCTTTAAAAGAAGGTGTAGAAGATAAGTACATATTCAAAGCCATATTCCTTTCAGGAGGACCCGGTTCAGGTAAATCTTCTGTAGTTAATGCTATATTCGGAATACCTAAAACTAGTAAAATAAAAGCTAGTTTAACCGGCACAGGTTTAAAAATAGTAAATTCAGATTCTGCTTATGAAATGTTAAAAAGAAAACATAAAATTCCGGCAGCTCAAGCAGATTTAGACGATGCACAAAGAAGTATGGATGGTAAGTTAATGGCAAAAGCTGTAAAGATGGCAAGGAAACAGTATGACCTTTATTTAAAAGGTAAACTTGGTATTATTATAGATGGAACCGGAGCTTCTCCTAATTCACTAACAAAAAAGAAAAAGCAATTAGAATCTTTAGGTTACGATTGCTATATGATTTTTGTTAATACTTCCTTAGAAACTGCATTAGATAGAAATAGAAAAAGAAAAGACAGAAGTCTTTTAGATAAAATAGTAGAAAGAGCTTGGCAAAAAGTACAAGATGCACAATCTGTATACAAAAGTTCTTTCGGAAGTAATTATCAAGAAGTTAGTACTGAGAATACTAAAGAGGGACAATTACCACCAGGAGTTAAAAGTGCTGCTCACGCATTTATAAATAAACCAATAAAAAATAGAGAAGCTCTAAAGTGGATAGCAAAAGCTAAAAATATAAAGGTTATGTAATATGAAAAAATCAATATCGAAATCGAAAGTCCAGCGAATGAGAAATATAGTCACTGGCAACTACAATGACAAATCTAGAATACAAACAGGTTATTTAAAAACCAAAAAGAAACATAAAGAAGGTGATGTTTGGGAAGAGAAGGGAAAAACTTGGACCATAAAAAATGGTATAAGACAAAACATTACTAAGTTAGATTCTATAAGAGAAGCTACTAAAATGCCTTATGCTTGTCCTAAGTGTGATGAAGCTATGAATCACAGACTACACGATGAAGTTTGGCCACATTTTAAAATGTGCTATAAGTGTGTAAATGAAGTGCATAAAAAAATCAGAAGAGAACAAGGTTGGTCAGAACAAGGTTGGAAGGATTACGTTAGAGAAATAAAAAAAGCTAATTTTAATGATTGGCTAAAAGATGTAAAAGCTGAATATGAAGATTGGTTAGACAAAAGAAATTCTGATAATTATATTACAGAAGCTGGAGATATAGAATCTTGGGGTTCTGGTAAATCAAAAGAAGAATTAAAAAAAGAATTCAACAAAAATGTTGAAAAGCTAAATAAAAAGGTTTTTGGAGATAAAAAATGAGTATAATAGGAAAACTCTTAAGTGGTGGTGCAGACAAACTGGTTGAATCAGTTGGTGGTGTTTTAGATAACCTAACTACTACAAAAGACGAAAAATTAGAAGCAAAAAGAAAGTTAAAAGAATTGATTCTAAGTCATGAAGCACAAATGCAAAAAAATGTAACAGACAGATGGAATGCAGATATGAAATCTGATTCTTGGTTAAGTAAGAATGTAAGACCAATGGTTCTTATATTTTTAATTGTTTGTACTATGCTAATGATATTTATTGATGCAGGAACAATTGCATTTGAAGTAGAAGAAAAATGGACTGACCTATTACAGTTAGTCCTTATTACAGTTATTGGGGCTTATTTTGGCGGACGTTCGATAGAAAAGGTCAAAAAGTAGTCAATTTTCTAATCTAATATATATTTATATATAGATGAATCAAAACAATATAAGACAAATAATAGCTAGTGAATACAAGAAGTGTGCTGCAGACCCAGTACATTTTATGAAGAAGTATTGTAATATACAACATCCTACTAAAGGAAAAATTCTTTTCAATTTATATCCATTCCAAGAAAAAACACTAAAAGAATTTAAAGGCCATGATTATAATATAATTCTTAAATCTAGACAGTTAGGGATTTCAACTTTAACTGCTGGATATTCTTTGTGGTGTATGCTATTTAATGACGATTTTAATTCTCTTGTTATTGCTACTAAACAAGACGTAGCTAAAAATTTAGTAACGAAAGTAAGAATAATGCATCAGTATCTTCCTAGTTGGCTTAAAGGTGAAACTATAGAAGACAATAAACTTTCTTTGAGGTTTGGAAACGGTTCACAAATAAAAGCAATTTCTTCAGGTGGTGATGCTGGTAGGTCGGAAGCACTATCCCTTTTGGTTATAGATGAAGCAGCTTTTGTAGATAGAATAGATGAAATATGGGCTTCCTCTCAACAAACACTAGCAACTGGTGGTAAAGCAATTATACTTTCTACACCAAATGGCGTAGGAAACTTTTTTCATAAAACATGGGCAAAAGCAGAATCTGGAGAAAATACTTTTAATACTATAAGATTGCACTGGTCTTTACATCCAGAAAGAGAACAAGATTGGAGAGACCAACAAGATGAATTACTTGGTGCAAAAATGGCAGCTCAAGAATGTGATTGTGATTTTATAGCTTCAGGACGTTCAGTAATAGAGCCAAAATTATTAGAGTGGTATAAAGAAAACCAAATAGAAGAACCGAAAGAACAGAGAGGTTTTGATGCTGGTCTTTGGGTTTGGGAGTACCCAGATTTTTCAAGAGATTATATGGTAGTTGCCGATGTCGCAAGAGGAGATGGCGAAGACTATTCTACTTTTCATATATTCGATGTAGTAAGTTGCAAACAAGTTGCTGAGTACAAAGGCCAACCAGGTACAAAAGAATTTGGTAATATGTTAGTTAACATATCTACAGAATACAATGAAGCTCTTTTAGTAGTAGATAATGCTAATATAGGATGGGCAGCAATACAACCAGCTATAGATAGACAGTATAGGAATTTGTATTACACATTTAAACATGAAGGTGTGACGGATTCTGCTACACATTTAAGTAAAGGTTATGATTTAAAAGACAAATCACAAATGACCCCAGGATTTACAATATCTTCTCGTACAAGACCACTTTTAATTTCAAAACTTGATATTTATTTTAGAGAGAAAGCCTGTACAGTTAGGTCAAATAGGCTTATTGAAGAATTATATGTTTTTGTTTGGAATGGTCAAAGACCAGAAGCCCAGCGAGGATATAATGACGATTTAGTAATGGCTTTTGGTATGGGTTTATTTGTTAGAGACCATGCACTTAAATTAAGGAATGAAGGTCTAGCAATGAATAAAAGAGCTATCGGATTAATGGGTATGTCCGGAGAAAATTTTAGTAAAGGTTATAATAATCTAGGGAACCAACCCAATCCTTGGAAATTC